TCATTCGTTTTTCCTCCATCTATAGATCGACAAGATCACATCATTGAGGATTTCTTCCTGACAATCCATAGTGAAGGCGCATTCTATATTTCCCTGAGACGAAGCCACGTTCCAGGTTTCATCATTTTTTACACAATTGTAGGAAATTCCATTCTTTTCAATGACAGTAACATTGGCATCATCTTTCGGGTACTTGATCGGTTCTCCTGCAAAAAGAACATGTACCTGAAAAACAAATTCTTTTTCACCGTCCGAAAATCTGGAATACACATACCGTTTCACTGGGGTGTTGATTGTTTTGCATTCCACCAGCTCATATCCGTCCGGCAGCCACATGGGCACCACCGGTTCTGTGACTCCCATTTCCACAACCGCATCATATACCTGCTGAAGTCCGGGATTCTCGGTCTGGAACACATAAGTATCCAGAGAGAAGCTGTCATTCTCCGATTGAAAAAAAGCAAAGAAGCTGTTTGTCCATTTTGTGAACCTGTCCCAGAGGTTTTCCGCTTCTGCCTCCTGAGGAAGAAAGGATGTCATCAGCAGCCCAAGCACCAGTACCATGGAGGCCGCCTTTGCCGCACCTCTCCAGGAAACACGGGGTCTTCTCTTCCTGGCACGCACAGCTGCCCGGTATTTTTCCCAGGCTGCCTCCTCTCTGGGTGTCAGCGCTTCCGGCTGATCCGGTTCCCGCTCCTCCAGAATGTGCAGGGCTGTCAGGACCAGATCGTCATCCGGTATCTCCTTCCCGGTCTCGCTGTGGATCAGCGCTGACAGCTTCTCAGACGGCAGAGTCTGCAGTTCTCTGCGGCGGTCAATGATACTATTTTCTTGCATAACTGACCTCCTCACAGCATCCCTGCCAAAGTTCCACAAAATCTGCCACTGCCGTCAGGAAATCCCGGTTGGAAGGACACTCCAGCCGTCCCGGTCTCCCCTCCAGAAAGTAGCATTGCCATACGTATTCATTGCGGTCATTCCACGCGATCTTGATTGCGCGGCGAATTGCCTGATCAACCTGACTGTCATCCATGGGAGGATCCGCCATAATACCGGCTGCATAATAGGCACCGCCCCTCAATCTGCAATAAGGATTCTCGCATAGCATCAGAATCGTGCTTTTTGCTAGAGGGAAACCGTCTTGAGAAGAGGGCACTCCCAATTCTTTGAGGGCAATATGGATTATGTAGCGCTTGCTGCATCTGTTCATCTCTCTGGCAAGACACTTCGCGTGTTTTAACGCGGGTATCATTGTTTTATCCATCTGCTTCCCCCCTGTTGGGTATATTATTGCATAAATACCTTAATTTGTCTATTTATTTCGATCGACAAGTGGTGACAAAATCCCCTACCCGTTTTTCGACTGGGTAGGGGATTATTTATTTACTCAGTCACATCCTCAGGCACCCGGTATACACCCTTCGCCGTTTCAGCATCCACCGGCTTTCTGAATGCCTCGTTGAACTCAGCCACAGCAGCCTCGATGAGGACCATCATTTCATCTGCATCAAAGGGAATGTTCTTCTTACGAAGCAGACACTCAGCGGTCTCCAGAGCTCGCTGAAGCTTGTCTTCTCCGTGAAGGTTCTTCCATGCTTGTTCAACAAAAGCAGCAGCTGTCCGGGCCACAGCCCGCTTGGTGTCATCGTTGATGTGCTCCTGGTAGATCTTCCTGGCAGCATTACCCAGCATACCGAAGATCACACACAGGATCAGACCGACGATTTGATTGCTGTAACTATAAATGAAATATTCCAGCATTTATGAATCCTCCTTAGATAACACGTTTTTCCAGTTTGTCAATATCCTCCATGATGGAGTCAAGGAAACCATTCCCCAGCAGATCATCATGGTATACTTTGTGCATCCGCTTCAGATCCTCATACTCTTCAACGGCGATCCAACTCCGTTTTATGTAGGACTTTGCAAGATGCTTAATACGATCATAAAGGATCGTTCGGTCAGCAACGATCAGAGAGTTAACTGTGCTCTGCAGCTGCTGTATCTCTCTGCCGCGGGCAGCGCAGCTGACAGCTTCTCTGTCGGCGGCCTTGTCCTCTTTCTGGGCTTTTCGGTTCAGCCGCCATTGCCATATTCCGAAAAACCCGGCAACAATACCTGCGCCAAAGGCAGATTTGAGAAGCTCAATCAATAATTCCACCGGACTCACCTCTCTTACTTTACTTCCACGTGAACGTAATTCCCCTCGATCACGTAGCTGTAAGCGCACCTGGAGTCTGCTGCAGCAAAGCTTCGCACCGCTTCTCCCGTCACGCCCTGGATGAAGAAGTCCATGGCCTTGCCGGTCATGTGCTTGGAATTGCTGACCCCTTTGCTGTCCCGGTTGTGCCGGGGGCACCGCAGGCCGCTGGACCGGATGGCAGGCCGTCCAAAGTGGGCCCGGATGTCATCCAGCAGCTCCACCAGGGTCTGATCCGGTTCTGCCGGGAAGCCGTCACAGTAGGGTGCATGGTATTCCCCGCACCGGCAGGCAAATTCCTCCCGGCTCCAGTAGCGGATATGGTCCCAGAAGGCTTCGGTGTGACCGGTATTTGTGTCGGCCGCACCGGAGGCTTCCTCTTCATCATAGGTATACACCGCCTCCAGAATTGCTGTTTCCGTCTGTTTTCCCCACACGCCGTCCGCAGGGATCCCCAGATCCTCCTGGCATACCTCCACAGCGTGCCGGGATCGCTCACCCCAGATGCCGTCCACACCTCCCGTGTCATAGCCCAGGAAGGTCAGCAGGCATTGTTTTTGTTTTTCCGTCATCTTTCCACCTCATCATACCAGTCCGGATCACAGTCCCCGCCCCGGACAACGGCCCAGCAGAGCAATCCGAGGATCAGCAGTATAATCAAAATGAAATATTTCATAATTCCTCCCGGCAAAGCGCACCTCCGAAGGGCAGCGCCTGTATTTGTTGTTTTGACCCAACCGTTTTCCCAATTTCCTCCGGTTCCAGCCCGGTGTCCTCATAGGCTTTCAGTCGTTCCCACAGCTGCCTGCCGCGGCATTTGCCGCCGCAGGTACTTTCGCCGGGGTCACACAGGGCAATGTCTTCGCAGTAATCCCCTTCGTGTGTCAATCTTTTCATTCGATTTCCTCGTTGATGGTGACGATCAGTTCCTCGCCACTGTCAACGTAATATGGGGCATCATTATAGTCCGTATACGCGTGTGTCAATCTCACATAGGCAATATCATTGCCATTAGATACACCGCTGATATCTATAATTGTAATCCCGCCTGTCTCCGTTCCGATGGCGTTCCAGTGTGTTGTGTCGCTTGAACAAATTCCATACATTGATCCGACATCATTGTACTGTCCCAAATTACTAAAGTTTTCATCTGCAAAGTTCAATGTATTATTAGTGTTCAGACCACAAAACTGCGGATAAATTCGTAAGATATCTCCCTTTTTGAACGGAATGAAACCAGTACATAGTGCACCTGGGGACCCACTTTCCGCACCACCGGAACGAACACGGGCATTTTCTTTGTAACCTAACCCGCCGTTGTAAATGGTCACACCGTCCGCTTCTGTGGAATACTTGACCCAGTTTTTATACCCTGTTTTCCACACCTGAATACCGTTAATAAATAACTGTTTCAGTTCCACGCCGTCGATGACCAGCTTTTTCAGATTACGAAAGTCCATCATTGGGCCACCCCGTACATGGTCCAGCTGTGGGAAACACCGTCCGCATCCATACCGGTCACCGTCACGGCAGGCAAAGCAGCCTTCACCGCATTAACTATGGTATTCTTATCTGCACTGGTCAGGGTATAGGCAGGACCCTGAGGACCGGGTTCACCGGTATCGCCCTTGGGACCCTGGGGGCCGGTTTCACCGGTATCACCCTTGGGGCCCTGGGGGCCGGTCTCGCCGGTATCACCCTTGGGACCCTGAGGGCCGGTCTCGCCGGTATCGCCCTTGGGACCCTGAGGTCCCGTGTCTCCGGTGTCACCCTTGGGGCCCTGAGGGCCGGTCTCGCCGGTATCGCCCTTGGGACCCTGGGGGCCGGTCTCGCCGGTATCACCCTTGGGACCCTGGGGACCGGTTTCACCGGTATCTCCCTTGGGACCCTGGGGGCCGGTCTCGCCGGTATCACCCTTGGGACCCTGGGGGCCTGCGGGGCCGGTTTCACCCTGCTCGCCGGGTGCACCGTCCAGCACTTCGGCGGTTTTCTTTCCGCTTGCATCCTGTGTGGTAATGGTTGCCTTGCTTCCGGTTTTCGTGACACTTACAAATGCACTGGTGCCGTTTCTGCCGTTGTAAACCGGATAAATCGCACCGGTTCCATCAGGATTTTTGACTTCTATCTCAACACCCGATCCGGCAGAATCGGAGAAATCAGACAGTGTAATCTCAGGTGATGCACCCGCCCCTCCATCCCTGCCCGGTCTGCCGCTGCTGTGACCGTGTTCCATCATGGCGATAATGGGATACACATAATACTTCAGATATCCTGCCTCATTGGGATGGATGCCGTCCCCATTTACGGTATACAGATTCCGCATTGTTTCACCCCATGCTCCATAGGCAGAAGTGATGAATCCGCTGTCTGCGAAGGCATCATAGAAGGGAACAGCGTATTTCTCCAGAACGCTCACAATGCCATCGTGATAGTCACCAAAGGTCAGTCCAAGTTCGTTTTTATTCAGCTCGACAGAGGCTGCCTTATGCGTGATAACGTAATAGACCTTCGCTGCAGTATGGTCAGTCAGCAATTTGCGGAAGATGCTTTCCAGCGCACCCATGACCGTTGTTGTGTCCAGATCATCGGCATAACCTGCAGTCAGGGTTCCAAGCGGCACCGCCAGATTCATATCATTCATTCCGCCGCTGATGCAGATAATATCATCCGTTCCGGTATATTCATTCACCAGATCCACAACATGGTGGATGCTGGAAGTCCCGGCAGCCAGGGTGGCTCCGCTTTTGCCGTGGTTGGTCACCGATGCCCCTGTGATGGATGCAATCAAGGACGGATAATCCCCATTCACAGTACCGGCTGTGATGCTGTCCCCAAAGAATGCAATGGTATTCTGACTGATCCGGTAAGCAGGTTTCTCCGCTTCCTCATCCTCCACCAGCTTCGTGTACTTGCAGAAATCATCGGCAAATGTCTGCGTATAGGAATATGTCGGACTTGAATTACGATAGGTCGATACCACAAAATATGCCGCATCCGCATAGGCTTCGCCGGATACATCCAGCTCAAACTGACCTTCGCCGTAGGATAATCCATCAGTAAGGAAATCTGTACCATTTACGCTGATATCCGCAAGGAATGCTTTGTTTGCGTCAAAAAACGTAACCGTGTTGCAATCCCCAGAAAAACCGGCATTGCCGAAAATTTTGGTTACACCGTCCATAGAGATATGGTTCGTCCGCAGACCGGATACCGCTGTGGAGAACGAGCCGTTTGCTCTTGTGAATCCGGTTATCGACAAATCTGCGCTGAATTCCTTAACGCGCAGATCCTTGGCAAGCTCTGCTGCCTGTTGTGCGATTTCGGCGATGTCCGCTTCGGTCAGAACGTAGTCATTGCCGGGAGCGCCTTCCGGTCCGGGAGGACCAATAAAAGCGCCTGCCTCCAGCTTCTCTTCCAGTTCTGTTTTCAGATCCACCGTTTCCAGAATCAGCGCATCCAGCGCATTCATTTCATTTTCCGAGGCGATTTCATCCCCGTCCGAAAACACTGCCTCCTGGACCTCCAGCAGAAAGCTGGCAGTGGTCAGCAGCTTTCCATCTGCCCCGTAAAGCTTGATCTCTGCCGGCATACTGCCTGCAGCAGCACAGGTCTGCGGTGTAAAGGAATAGATAATCCGGTCTTCCTGAATGGTGCAGCTGTTCAGAATTCTTGTGCCGTCCGGTTTTCGGGCGGCCAGCAGTGCATAGCAGTCTGCTCCAATTCTGTAAGGTTTGCCGCCATCCGACAGGCTGATCTGGAGCGCACGGCCCGTATCCCCCTTTTTTGCCATCACAATGGCAGAGGCTGCCGATAATCTCACGTCAAGTGTCAAATTTACACAGGAATTCACCATGCTGCCACCTCCCTTACTTCATCCGCCCCGCCGCAAGGACAGTCTGCAAATAGCTTTGGGCTTCCTTTTTCTGCTCATCCGTCAGTGCATTGGTAGAATCAATGACCCGTTCGGGGTCAAACCGGGAGCTGGTCGCATTGTTCAGCATATTTTCCACAAAGGTATGGGCCTTCATGGCATCCTCCGAGGTTGTTTTGGCGGAACTGCCTCCGGAGCCGCCTCTGGAGGCAGACGCCGTCCGGCTCTGTTCATAACGTCGCTGGCTCTCCTCAAACTCCCGCAGCCACTGCTCATAGGCCAGCTGATCCTGCTGCTTCTGGTATTCAAATTCCTGGAGCCATTGCTCGTAGGCCAGCAAATTCTGCTCCTTCTGATAGTCAAAGGCGCTCTGCCACTGCTGATCCGCCACCTCATCCCGGTAACGGTCATAATCGTATTCCGCTTCATCGGTGTATCTTCCGTAGTCAAAATCCCGCTCCTGGATATACTGCTGATACAGCCGCTGGGTTTCCGCATCCCAGTCGGCAACCTGATCCCGATACTTCCGGTAATCGCTCTGTTCCAGCTGGTTCAGGGTCTGATAGCTGTCCAGCAGATTTTCCCCTTCCATCCGGTATTTTTCCAGTGCCAGTGCATACAGCTCCGGAACCCGGTCATTCAGCCCCTGCAGATAGTTCTGATATGTCTGCTGTCCGGCCGTCTGACCGTAGGAATTGCCGTAGCCGCCGGTCATTGCCGCAGCCCTGCCCACAGTGTCCATCATAGCCTGCCGGCCCTGATGGACATACTGATCCCGGTACTGCCGGTAAAGAGGATCCTTCCCCAGGTCGTAGGAAAACTCCTTTCGTCCCTGCAGTTTCCCAAGAAGCTGATCCAGCTGATCCTGGTATCGGGATGTATAATCACCGGGCCGGGTCTGCAGCTGCTGGTTATAGGCATCCTGCAGTCCGGAAACCGAATCGCTCTGCACATATTCTTTTTTTATATATGCCATTTTTTCCTCCTGTATTCTCTACAGCACCGCATACAGTGCCGTAATTGCCGAGGGTGCCGCCTCCAGGGTTACCGAAGAACCCTGATCCTGGATCTGAATTCCGTCACCATGCAGTCTGTCTCCCAGACGCATCAGCCACACGGGTTTCTCCTGACAAACGCCTACAAACAGAGAATATTCCGAAACCGCACTGACCTCTGCCTCTGCCACAGAGCTTCCCAGCTCCATTCCCGGAATCCACTGCCCTGCGTCAAAGATCCTGCGCAGGGCGATTCCCTTGTCAAAATAAGTGGTCAATCCGATTTCGAAAGCCTCCCGGCGGCTGTAGTCACAGTATTTTCCCACTGCCACATTGGCGTTGCCCTGTCCGATGTGCAGCGGCACCGTCAGTGCCGCCACCGGCAGGGTGATCACCGAGTAGCCCCCAAGGGTGTCTATTGCCTCCAGCTGCACGGTATAGTTGCTTTTCAGCTCCGGAACCGCATTCTCCACCGTCACCTGAACAAAGTCTTTTTCCAGATCCCCTCCGTCCAGCAGCGTGTAAAAATCAGAATACTGATCCGATCCCGCCTTTTTGATCCGATACTGAAGGGTGCAGTAATTGAGCTGCCCCTCTCCGGTACTGAGGGCCGTATATTTCCTGCCCGCACGGATGAGCAGATGCTGTCCCCTGGGATTCCGGCTGCCGTCAGCGTCGCACCGGACCGCCACCACACCGCTTTCTCCCTGCCAGGGAATCACCGCCGGTCTGTCATAGGCCGCCACCTGAATCTGCCTGGAAAGTTGCCGCACATACCCTCTGGCATCGGTAACTCTGCCGGTTACCGTTACCTCGCCATGACTGCGCAAATATGCCGACACTGCCGGATTGCCGGTTACTTCCGTTCCATCCACCGTGACAGAACAGGTTCTGATCTGAGAATATTCGGAATCTGCCGTGAACTCCGCTTTGACGCCGGTTCTTCCCCGGATATACATTCCCGCAAACTGTTCCCCCAAATTTCCGGCAGGGCTCAGAACCATGGATGCCGCAGGCTTTGTCTGTTCGTTATCGGGCACCGACAGGGAAACTGTCACTGTTTCCCGGCCTACTTCCATCGCGTTCAGATAGGTTATGCAGGTCAGCACCGCAGTGCCTCTGGTCAGCAGCGGGATCGCCTTTGCCAGTTCCAGAGGTATCGTCCAGGAATAGGCCGTTTCCAACCCTTCCGCGATGGTTCCGCTTTCCTCCGCCAGCTTATAAAGCAGGGAATGGGTGTACGAGACGCATAACCGCTCCATGGTAATGGCCAGCGTACCGCCCATAACCGCTGTGGCTGAGCAGACCGGCTTCGTGGCCCCCGGCAGCAGAACCTCCACCGTTTTGGAAGTCGTGCCGCAGTACACACCGTTCAGGTAAGTCTGGCAGCTGATCTCCACCGTAACCGACAGTTTTTCCTTGCACCAGGCAGAAAGATCCGGAATCTTCCATCCATAGTAAATTCCCACGCCTGAGGAAATGGTCAGTGCACCGCCGGTTCCCGGCCGGTACTTCAGTATATGGGTACACTGGGAGGAATAGCGCATCAAAGAAATATTCAGCGTTTCGCCCATGGAAATCGATTCGGCGCTCAAAGTCAGTTCCGAGGGGCTAACTGTCTCCGGCTCCTCCTCTTCATAGAGGACCACGTTTTCATAACCCGTCAGAGGGTTATTGTACATACTGACACCGTAGGGTGCCTCCACTCTGCCGGATATATAAACTTCATTTCCGCTGACATAGGCACTGTGGGTGCCGACTGTCATGGTATAGGTTTCCTGCTCCTGAAAGCTGAAGGATTTGGTGCTGCTGCCAATGGTGATGGTCGCCTGGAAGTGGGCTCCGGATGATGCGGAGGAGGGATATCCATCGGTTTTCCAGGTATACATGGTGACTGTTATATAGCCGCCGCTGTAACTCCACTCCAGTTCTCCCTTCCAGGCCGTTTTGTTGCTGTACAGGGAAATGGTACCCATCAATTATCTCCTCCAATCCATCGGAACGCCAGTCCGTCAGCTGTCTCCACCTCATAGCTGCCCACAGTCAGGGTTCCCGTAACATGGACATTGGTGATATAGAGCTTATAGTCGGAAATATAGGCAACCTCCGTATCGTTCCGGTCGTAGAAGGACAGCCGGGAAGAGGAGAATCTTGCATATTTATTGAAGACTTCCTGTCCGCCCACCTCATTTGTCTGTCCGATTTCCAGGCCGTACACTGGGATCCCGTTCCCGTCCTCTCCGATTATGCCCGTGCGAATATAGGCGTTGGTACTGCTGATCTGGGCGTGCAGCACCGTCATCTCCTCCTGAAGTACTTCCATCCCGCCCCGGGCTTCCTGCATTTCCAGTTGGAGCGTGTCCAGATTGCCGCCAATCTGCTGAAGATGGGCATAGTTCTGGGAGACACCCTTGGAATTGGCTTCCAGGATCAGGTCCGTGGCCTCTGCATAGGACCCGAACTCCGACTGGGCCACGTAGGCCCCCTGGAGCCGCTTACTGATGGCGGCATAGAGACTGTTCGCCACATCCGCAGACTTGATGATCAGGCTTTTCAGTTCCTGCAGGTTTCCCCCGGAGCTTCCCATACTTCCGCCTCCGGAACCGGACGGCCCATAGCCTGCCGGCAATCCGCTTCCCTGCGCAGTCTGAATGTGCTTCAAAGCCCAGTTCAGCTGCTGTACGGTCTGATACAGATAGGCATACATCCTCCGCTCCGAGGGCGTATCCACCTGAAAATTGGGCAGATTGAATTCAAAACTCATACGCGGTCACTCCCCTGGGTCAAAAAACTGGTTATGGAATGGATCCGCACCTGCCCGTCTCCCTCCAGCCGCAGCCGGAAATGATCGCAGCGCCGTGGCCGGACAGGCAGGGATACGCTGGCCAGCCGCTGGGTCCGGATACTTGCCACGCTCTCCCAGCCGGACAGGGAATCGTACTGAATATAGGCCCGGACCCCCGCCCCCTGTTCCATGCTCATCCGCAGCAGCAGGCGGCAGATATACTTTTTCCCCTGCAAATCCATTCCCAGCGGGCCTGTCTGAACCATCCAGCAGACCCGTTCGGAGTCCAAGTCCACCGGGCCTGCCAACTGCATGATCCGCCCGTTCCCCGCTTCGATGCCGTAAAGTCGGTTTTCGCAGGCACACAGGGAAAGGGCCCGGAAGTCATCCTCCCTGTGCCACAGTCCCCGGGCCGTATCATACACAAACAGATGGTTCTTTCCCCGTCCGTCTTCCATGGAGATGTAATACTTGTTCCCATAGCTTCCGGCCACCGCTTTTGCGTAAGACTCATCTCCCAGAGCCTGGGAAATCTCCATGGGCAGGGATCCGTCATAGACGCAGACCGCATGTCTGGCCTTGTAGTAAAGCAGCTCATTGACAATGGCAAGACTCCCATGGCATCCCCGCTGGACGCCCCGGCACAGGGTTGTCTGGATTCCGAAATTGGCCGGAATATCGCCAAAGAGCTTGTGGACACAGTTTTCTTTCCAGAAGAGCGGATAGCCGCTGTGGGTAACTGCGCCGGTAAAAGGCCCATCGGAGCCAACGCTTACCACGTAACTGTCTGTGGAAAGGCCCATAAAGCAGTTCCAGTTTTTGAAATCTCCCAGCTTGCTGGCATAAATCTCATTGACCACCCTTCCATCGCTGCTCAGACCGTACCGGCAGCCCCACAGACGGTTTTCCCGCTCGATCACAAAATCCATGGCCGGCATTTCCCGGGACAGGGTTATCTCATTGCGGATGGTCCTGGGCACCGACAGGATTCCGGAGATCACCAGATAATCCTCCCCTTTCTCCAGAATCACCGCAGTACCCTCCAGCGCTGCCAGTTCCGAAGAATCCGCAATTTCCAGATCCGATTCTGCTTCCGTCAGGGCACCGGTCAGTCCCCGCAGAAAAATGCCGTCATATCGCGCAAAGGACCTGCCGATTCCCGGCGATGCAATTTTGATACAGGTATTTTCCACCCCGATCCAAAGTGCGCCGCTCTGGGACCACTGCTTCAGGACCGGAGGCTGGGATGCCGTATCCATCCAGTAGGCCATATTTTCCGGATCCTCCGGTTCCTTTGGTTGGCAATAGGCTGGTGTATAGTCCACTCCGTCTGTGTCGCACATAGAAAACCGCACCGCCGCCTGGGTCACAAAGCGGGCTTCCAAACTGCCCCGGTCTGAAAGGTCAGCAGTATTGATATACTTCTTATCCGGCAGAATGATCACATAGGCTCCCATGGATACCAGCTGTTTGGGACAGTCCTGCGCCGCTTCCGAAAGGCCCATTTCGATCCGGTTCCGGTTAATCACGAAGGCGCTGCCATCCACATAGCACAGAGAATCCTTGGCGATGAGTCCCTGGGGAGCAGCGGCTGTTTCATAGACCTCCCTGCCCTTCCGGGGTGCGAGAATGGGGTAGTGATCGGAAGTCATGTTCTCCATATCGTAAAAGGATTCTTCCCCGATACGCAGATTGCGATCATACCCGCCAAACACATCCTGTGTTTTCATCAGGCGGCTCTTGCCGCTGAGTATTGGCCAGTGCATATCTGATTCCCCCTTCCCTCTGTATCAGTACAGGAACCGGGTGCCAATGCATCTGGGCATGTGATCCTTTCTGTATGCATCTTCAAATGCACTGTACAGCCGGTTATACTGGGCAATGGCACTGTTGTAATCTCCGATTTCCCCATCCCGGTAACAAATCTGAGCTTCCAGCCAATAAAGATATATTTCTTCAAAGGGCTTTCCCACCAGCAGCTGCGTATCTGCCGGTGTATCGGCATCATATCCGTGAAACGCTGCCGGTTCTCCCTCATGGGCATCCATGATCAGCCGCCTGATCTTACCGTCCAGGCGGCTCAGCCATTCGGTTTTCTCTTCCTGGGTATAGGTGTTGTGGCGTATGGCATCTGCCCGGGTCAGGGCTTCCTGAATCGTCACGGCCATTCTCCTTCCTTTTGGGCCGGGGAATCATTCCCCGGCCAGCAGTTCATCCATTTTCCGGTCCAGGGCTGTCTGGGCACCCCGGGACCGCTCCACCTCTTGCGCCACACACGCAGGCACCAGAGAAGTCTTGCCTCTGGGCAGCAGATAGTTCACTCCGTTGACACCCACCAGCAAATTGGGCTCCTCATTTACATAGCCCTTGGGGATGAACACTTCCACGCGCTTCTCTTTTTCCATCTGTTATCCTCCTTTTTTAAGTCCGTTTCCGAAATTAGACATTAGGAATGAGGAATGAGGAATTTTCCTCATTCCCTCACTTTCTCTTTTATACTGATATTCAATTAAAAACTTTAAGGCGAAGACTTGAAGTAATTAATTCCTAACTTCTAATGACTGTCCGCTCAGTTCACTTCATCGGTTGCGCTGTAGGAAGAGCAGGACATGATCCGCAGCATCCGTTCGGGATACAGCACAGTTGCACCGTTGGTCTCAAACTTATAGCCGATGGTAGAGAACTGATTCAGAGGACCGCCGATCTGGCTCTTATCCTTCACGATCATCTCCAGCGCGCCGCCCTCAGGATCGATGATGCCGAAAGCATCCTTGCCGAAGAGGTAGCTGGCATAAGTAGCCGTACCTGCCTTGTTGACATACTCACCCATGAGTACAGGGGCGAACACATTCTCGATGAAGCGGCAGCCGTGGAGTTCACCGATCTCACCGTTGAAGATCTCGCCGGGTGCACCGTACTTGTGGGCTTCGATCCAGTCGGCGCTCTTGCGCAGATCGTAGGCAACAGAAGGATGGATCACACAGTAGTACTTACCGTTGATTCTGGGTGCCCGGTTCTTCTTCATGATGGTCACCGCCTTGGCAACCATATCGGGGGTCAGCATACTCATGACGGTTTCGGATGCTTCCATCTGGGCACAGTTTTCAGGGGTACCTGCCACGGAACCGTCCTCCAGATTCACATTGTCGCAGTACAGCACGTTGGTGTTCACCAACAGGCCGTCCCGGATCAGGGTTTCCTGAGTTTCCGCTGCGGAAGCGCCCATTTCCTCGGTGGCGCCCAGGATCACATCATCATAGGCCCGCAGTTCCAGCTTATCAGACACCGTTGCATAAGTACCGTACTGGTTGATGGTGCCGGTCTTGCTGGACATACCGAATTTCTGACCGGTGGGAATGACACCCTCCTGCAGAATACCGGCCTTTTCAAAGGTGTTCCACTTTCTCCACTCCACGGAGGTTCCGTGGTTGGCTGCCAGAGGCTGCTTCTTGGCAAACTGGGCATAGAACATCTCCGCCCGGGCATTTTCCAGAAGCTCGGTATCGTAGAAGGTCTTCAGCTCACCGGACAGAGAATTGCCTGCATCAAAGGCCTCCTGGGAACCGGTATAGGCATTGACATAACCGGCGGTACCGCTGACAACACTGCCGGCATCTGCAAACAGCTGTAAATTCATCTTTTCCATTCTTTTTCCTCCTGATGTAAGTTGATTTTGGTTGTTGGCGTGGATAACCTTCCTCGTTGGTAGGTGCCGATTCATTCGCAGCAGATTTCGTCCACAACTGTCATTGCGAGCCAGTTCGCAAACTGGCGTGGCAATCCGTATCCCCTGTAAGCCAAAGGATCGCGTGTGCCTTTGACACACAAACGATCCGGGGTGCGTGTCACGCTTCGAGCGACAAAGGGAGCGGATTGCCACACCAGCGTGCGCGCTGGTTCGCAATGACATGCCTACCGTAACATTCCTCAAATGAAACAGCGTTTTCTTTTAGGAAGGTCGGTGTATTAATTACTGCCGGGGTAAAGCTTCTTACCCTCTGCCGCAGCCAGACGGATCCGGCGCTTTAAATCCTCCCTCTGCTCTTTGGAAGCGCTGCGGTAGTCAAAGGAACTCACCGCAGGTGCCTGACCGGACAGACCATTTTCTCTGGGACGCATGGCGCCGGAGGCAATGGCGCTGGATACCTGCCGCTTGGCGGCCTGGACCGCTGCAGACTGCAGTTCCCGGCGATGGACTGCGTAGAAGGCATCCTCCACACTCAGTCCCACACCGGGGGCTGTCATCCGGGCAAACACAGGATTTCTCAATTCCTGACGCAGGTCAAACCCGGGAAAGTACAGTTTCATTTCCTCCGCCTGCCGCTCCAGTTCCCGGAAGTGGTTCCGGAACTGCTGTTCCAGGGCATTGGTGCCCCAGGGGATCTCCTGGGCAGCCGCTTCCTTAGAATCCAGCACCTCCTCCTGGGTTTCCTCCTGCGCAAACAGCTGCAAATTGATTCTTTTCTTTTCCATAGTGCTCCTTTCTTCCTATCGGACGGTAAATTTTACGAACTCCGGATACTCCTTTTCCAGCATCCGGAAGCCCAAACAAATGGCATCCACCCGGGCAGCAACACGGTCCCGGGCACGTTCATGGGGACTGCAGGAAATTCGGGCATCTCCCGGTGCCAGGCAGATTCTGGCTTCCTCCAGCCATCCGCAGTGTCGCATTCTGCGCACATTGGCCGCCAGGGTATAAACCAGAATGGAAGCCGCGCAGCATACCAGATCCTGCCCCGGGATTCCGGCACCGGCGTGGCCTTCCAGCTCCAGGCAGAATTTCTCTTTGTCATAGCGAATGTTGATCAAGGGTTTTCCTCCGGTTCTGCTGCCTCTGCTGATGCCCGTCTGGCCTCCATCACGCGTTTGGCTTCGGAAGCCGGAAGGGTGGCCGGCCTTGCGGATACATTTCCCACATACTTCTGCATATCCTCTTCGATGGCATGGGCCAGCATCTGATTGCTTTTTCCCGCCAGTTCCCGGGCCAGCCCCATATAGCGCAGAAGCTGCTGCTTCATGGATGCATTGGCAGAGATCTTCTGCAGGATCCGGTCTTTGCCTTCAAATTCCATCATATCCAGGCAGCTGAGGGCCTGTTCTGCCAGAGCAGGATTAAAGAATCCGTTTTGGAAGAACTGCAGCGCCAGCTCATTCTGGGCCATCCGTGTGTAGGCATTTCTCTTCTGGGCGCTGACCTTGATGTCAAACACCGGCAGCCGCATTCCCAACTCCATGCCAAACAGATTGGCAGGACTGGTCCTCAGAGCCGCGTTGCTGTAGCTGACAAACTGCAGCTGCCCCATCTCGCCCGTGATCCGGAACTGTCTGGGCAGGCTGTAAAACTGCCGGATCAGTTCAATGCACAGCTCCACGATCCTGCCGAAAGCCCGGTAAGAGCCCATCGCTGCATCCCGGCTGCCTTTGCCTGAGGCCTCCTGCAATGCCGCAATGGCAGAAGCCGCCGTCACACCGCTGGCAATATTGCCGGTACTGGTTTCCGTATTGCCGGAGGTTTCCCGCAGTTCCTGGATTGTCCGGTCCAGTACATTCACATAGACACCGTCCAGACGGCTGTAGCCGATCTGCCGCAAGGCGTCATCGCTGGGATTGCTCACATGGACAATGGGCTTGCTCAGGTCCAGAAACTCCGCCTCATTGACCGAACCGTCGCCCCGGGAAAAGTATCGGGGTGTAGCACCCACCATGGCATTCTTGACAAAACTTGTTTTCAGCAGATCGATCTCCAGCTGGGGATTCCGGCAGATATCTACAAAGCCATAGCCGCAGGGGCTGCCCTCAACAGGGTACAGGGCATCAAAGACATAGGGATACTGTCCGTGGTCATACAGTCCGCGCTCCATGAGCTCCGGATCATTCTCCGTTGCGTAAAGCACCTGATCTCCCACAAACCGGCAGTAGTGCAGAACAAATCCCGTAAGGGTCTGCTTCCGGTAGTAGACCTCAATCACCGTCTGCTTTTTCCCCATATCCGCCTGATCATCGTATAAAAACCGGGTGGACAGGAAACTCTTCCCCTTCAGCCTGCCTTCCAGATGGGGATACTGTGCTTCCAGAATATCCGTATCCACCAGCTCTGTGTGAAAGAAGTACCGGCTCTTCTGGATGTCCATGACACCGGGCTCCCAGTAAACATTCAGAAGATTCACCTGTTCCACGGCAATGTCTCCCAGACCATGGAGCTTTCCGCTGTCCCAGACCACCTTGTACAGAGCCGTTCCCGTTTTCAGCTTCTGCCACATGGCCGCAGAATAAGTCTCTTCAAAATGGTTCTGTTCCAGTACACAGGGAATGATGGCAGACAGCATCCTTGCTTCCCCGATATCCTCCGCCTCCCGGGGCAGGATGTTGGGCTCCGGATAGCTTGCCATGGCATCGGCATGCTTGCTGACGATCACATTGTGCAGCCAGCCGGACCGGCTGACAAAGCCTCCGTCAGATCCGATATTTACCTGTTTTTTCTCTTCCTGGGTATTGCGCAGCTTCCACCAGTTTTCTGAGGATACGATCCGGCTTTCCGTGTGCTGCTTTCCCGCTTTGTATTGCTGCAGGACCCTCATAAATTCCCGCAGCCGCTCCTGCCCTACAGGCATTTCCATTACTTTCATTTTTCACGCTCCTTCTGAGTGTGGAGTGAGGAGTTAGGAGTGAGGAATTAGGAGTTTTGACAATGTCTTTTTTCTGACCCTTTTCTCTTTGTTTTCTCTATTTACACAAACTGTTAGTCGAACAGTTTCTTTAGAACCGGAAAGAATACAGCACCTCATCCTACCTTCTGACCCCTAACTCCTAATTCCTATTTTTTTAGCGGGTCCATCACCATAACCGCTTCCCTCTTTTCCGCCACCGGCTTCACGGGCCTGGACATACACAGATACCGCACCTCATCCGGGCAGTGATCCTCCAGCCTGGTGTCCAGGTCCTCCGGGTCTGTTTTAGAGTACATCATCAGCGGCATGGTCCTTATGAACGCTTTGCAGCTGTTGAACACATACATCCGGGGATACCCGTTTTCGTCAAACTGCAGCCGGTAGTGAACCTGCATCCAGCCCGGAATCCGACGGTTGTCGCCGGGCGTAAAGTAAATGCCGTACCGGGCTGCTGTTTCTGCAATGCTTTCACCCCGGGAGGCATCCCAGATAGCAGGATCCGCAACACTGTCTGTAATCTTCCTTCCCTTCAGCCAGGGATGCTCCCGTTCAAACTGCGCAATTTTCCGGAACTGTTCCTCCGGAGACCACTTGACGCCTTCATCGGGATTTCCGTTGCAGCCGTAGATCTCCAGGATCCGGTACAGGGTACCCTCGTAATCCACTGCCCAGTAGCCCAGCGAGAAGGGCTTGTTGTAGCCAAAGTCATACGAGCGCAGAATGCTCCAGCCCCGGCACTGGCCGCTGTTTAAATCGAAAGGTTCGATCACATGGGTAAACCGCCGCTGCTTTGCCGCCTCCTCCACCGCAATACCTGCTTCCAGACATTTTTCCCGGTCCGGCTCCAGACGCAGGTCCTCAAAGAACTGCCCCTCAAAAATATCCCACCGGCCATGGAGCCAGGCATCCCGGAGCTTGGGCGGCAGCTTTTGGAGACTGCGCAGGTATTCCGGCTGGGTCTGCATCAGAACTGTGTTGTCTGTACACAAGGCCTGAATGAATGCATAGTCCTCCGGGTATTCTCCCTCACGAAACTTCCGGTCAATGAACAGCCGTTTAAAATACCCATGGCTGGGGCCGCCGGGATTCAGGGTATAATAGGTCCTCTTGGGAAACCCGTTGGTACCCCGGATACAGGCATCCATTGCCACAAGCCAGCTTTCCTGAAACTGCCCTGCCTCATCGGCAAACCAGATGTCGTATTCCGCACCCTGATACTGGCCCAGATCGCCGTTACTGTCGCAGTAACCGAACCAGATGGTGGAACCGTTGGGAAAGACAAAGCGTTTTTCACTCTTGTTGTATTCCGCAAACCCATTCAGCTGAGTCAGCAGAGGCACAATGTGGTTGTTCAGCAGTTCCCGGTAGGTACGTCTGGTGATCAGGATCTTGATGCCCGGATAGTGCAGCGCCAACAGCGTTGCCTTCCACCGGACGAACCAGCTTTTCCCGCCGCCCCGGGCACCGCCATAGGCCACATACCGGTGGGTATCCAGCAGGGCCAGCTGCTGCTTTTCATTGGGCAGGGGCATGATGAGTCTGGGTTTACTCTGCATAGTCCTTCAGCGCTCCTTCCAGCACCACCTCCAGGGCTTTTGCCTCTTCGGATTCCTCCTGACTCAGGGACTGGACTTCCTTCAGCGCCGAAACCAGCTGCTTGATGCCGTTTCGGTCCACCGGCACATCCACCAGAGAAACGGTCTGGGTCTCCTGAATCACCTCCCTGGTGACCTTGCCGGGATTGTCCTGGTTTTCGTAGAACACGTCCTTCTCCTTGCGCACATGGGTCATCGGCTGAACCGTCAGCTCCCCCACGGCCTGCTCGATCTTGTCCAGAATCTGGTCCGCCACCTGATCGACCCGGCTCTTTCGGCGTTTTCTTCCCTTTCCCACCGCACCACCTCCTTTTCCTCATTCCTCGTCATACTTGGCTGCCATCACTGCCCGGTAGATCTCACACTTTTGGTAGTGCTGGCAGCAGAAGATCCGCATCTGGGTCAGATAGTCTTCCTTTTTTCGAAAATACAGCCCCAGATTGCTGCCGTGCACCGGACTCTCACACAGGATCTTTTTTCCTGCGTGAGCATCATCGCTGCCGGAATAAAAGGGGCACTGCAGCTCCAGCTGACCGTAATTCGATGTATCCATGGAATCCATTCCTCCTTCTGTCCGCTTTATGGGACCGAAAATCTGATAACCTGTTTTCAGCAGGCACCATACGCTGCAATCAACGTACTTTTTCCTTGACAAGTACGGAATTTCGTACTATATTGGATATGTACATATAATTACCACATTTCGTACGGCATTCCGTGCGTCGTGGCTGTATATTAGCACGGTTTTCCGTGCTCTTCAAGAGGTGCTAGTACGGTATTCCGTATTTTCGGCATTTCCTATAAAAGTAGAGGTGCTTGTTATGTGTAAAATGTACACCATCATTGAAGAACTCTGTCAGGAGAGGGGAATCCGTCCGGGAAAGCTATGTGCCGACCTGGGGATCAGCCGGGGCACTCTGACAGACCTGCACAAGGGCCGCACCCAGCGCCTGTCTGCCAAAACCATGGAAAAAATCGCCGCCTACTTCGGCGTTTCCGCGGACTATCTGCTGGGCACCACCGAAACAAAAAAAACGCCCGCCGAATCCGGCGAGCGTGTGATTTCTGATGCAGAACTGAAGTTTGCCCTTTGGGGAGACTGTTCGGAGATCGATGACGACGATCTGGATGATGTACGGCGTTATGCCGCCTTTTTACGGGAAAGGAAAAAAGGAAAATGAAAGACCTGCAAGCGCTTTACCACCTGGCTGCGCAACTGAATATTCCGGTGGATCATTTCCCCATGCGCAAACGGGAAGCGCTTGCCCTTATGGACACAGACGGCACCTGTGCCATAGCCATCGACCCCCATAAGCTCCAGGGCGAGGCCGACGAGCGGAATAAACTGACCCATGAACTGGGCCACTGCTGCACCGGCTCCTTTTACAACCGGTTTTCAGACTTTGACTGCCGTCAGCGTCACGAAAACAGGGCAGACAAATGGGCCATTGAACAACTGATTCCGGTAGAAGAACTGGACGATGCCGTTGCCGGCGGCTGTACGGAAATCTGGGAACTGGCTGAGCATTTCCAGGTCAGCGAGGACTTCATGCGCAAAGCTGTCTGCTGGTACACCCACGGCAATCTGGCCCAAGAATTGTATTTTTAACCCACCAATGACCTCCGGGCAGCAAACCCGGAGGTCATTTTCTATAGAACCAAATGCTCAGAAGACAGCAGGTGTGACTTTCTTGTGTTCGTACAAGAAAGTCACCAAAGAAAACGCCTGGGGGGAGGCGTTGAAGCGGCAGTCTATCGATACTACCTCAATTATCCAACGCTTCTACCCCGACTCCGAGCCACCCTCCCCCCAGACCCCCTTTCCG